GTCATACAATAACCAGCCATATGAATTCCTATCACTTTACCCGTTTCATTGGAAGAATTTGACACCAAAACACTACCGCAGGATCCAGGAATTGTCTGTGCATCATATGATACTGTTTTCCATGTGTATAACAATTCGCCGTTTGGATCCGTCGCTGGCAAAGGTTCTTTATTAATTGCCTTGATAGAGATTCTTTGTTTTTCTGCCATTAAAATCCAACTGGGATTTGCAACGATCGTGTCTATCCCTTTAATTTTCTCAAATTCAACTGCTTCACACAAAGAAACCATTGTTGCATTTTGGTGTAAAATTTTATCCATGTTTTCCATCTTTATAAAGTTACATTCCAAATTGTTTGCTTGTGTTAAATCAATGTGTTGTTTTACTGCACTTGGAAATTTGATGGCAATTAAATCATAATATAAACTATTTGGTTCGTCTTCGTGGGCGAACGACATTACATCAAGTTGGGATGTTGGTATTCTCATGTATTCCCTAAAAGGGTTGAACAGAGAAACACTCGCTGTCTTGTATTCCTCTTCAGTAACGGAAAAGAAATGTCTATTTGTTATCAAACATCTATCGTTCAAAAAAGTGCCTCGTAAAATTCCGTATTGTAATTGACCTTGGCGTTTGAACTCCAAAATCATTATGTACATATTTTGCAAAACCATCTTTTCTGTTCGATATGCAGCTGGACATGACAATTCCGTATTGCTTGAATTTACATAGTCTTTTACAAAAAGCTTAGTTACACTTGTATCAAACATTCCTTGTGCTTTATAAATCGGAACTACAACCACTGGTGTTTTTGAGGGTGTTTTTTCTTTTTGTTTGACTGATTTTGGTTGTCCATCATTATATTTCTGTACTTCAACATCGTCTTCAATTTTCTTTAACTCTTCGATTTTCTCTTGTAATTCGTTCTTCTTTTTCTCAAGTGCTTCCACCTTTGTTGTATTACAAGTTCTCTTTTTCTCTCTTTTGCCTGCTGGGAAAAAGCGCTTATACACTTTGTAAGCTGCAAAAGAAGTAATCAAGAACGTTATTGTTGCGAGAACAATTTTCCTCTTCATTTTGTCTTCCTTTGCGCGTCCAAAGAAGAAATTATTTAAGCGCGTCGACCAAGCGAGGGGTAAATAAGCCAAGAAATATATTATAAAGAAAGATTTGAATACACTTTCACGTGGAGGTTTTTCTGTCTCTAGAAATGAAAATGAGGGGAGAGTAAGATTACTCTCCATCTTTGCTGTAGATCCGAAAACTAGGTCACTCTGTGCTGAAGTACATGGTTTTGATGTATCAAAAACAGATTTTGCACTTCTGAACATTTTTGCAATTTGTTCGCGTTTTGGACGCTCGGCGTTTTGTATCACATCAGCAACATATTCGGGAGCTGTTTCAACCTCTTGCATGTTTTCTCGAGTAATTTGAGCGCGTCGTTTAAAAACCACTGTCTCATCTTTAAAACGCTTATGTACGTCTTTCAATTCATTTCGCAGCATTGCTACAACTTGTTCGTAAGAATAAACTCTATCTCCACTGTGGAATTCATAGATATATTCATTAGGTTGTGTTAAGTCCAATTTTGAAACATCAATCATTCTTGTGCCTTTGCTGAATTTCGAAAATTCTTCTTTAAGAACCATCTTAAATGAAAAGTCAATTCGGCGATGATAAGCTTCAGGACATTGTAAATATGATAAATCCGGTGTTTGTTTGTTGTCTGTTGCAATAATCAAAGCAGATTTAAATAGAGCCTGTGATTTCATTTCAATTTCAGCAACTGGTAACATGTGATCATGTTCATTATTCAGGTGAATTATCGCCTGTGGAAATGGTGTTCCTTGTTGTAAATGTTTTGCATCAACCTGGTTTGCATCATCACAGACATAAATTTTCGCTCGTGAAGAAACAAAATTTTGTTCATACTGAACGCCAACCGGGCGATAATAAACGAATTGATCATACGATTCAAGTGCTTCATTCATGTCTTCTTCAGTGAAGCCCTCCAAATCTAAAATAGTTGAAATTGTGTCTGCAGAAATTAATTTAATTATACGTGACTTTCCAATGCCAGCATCCCCCCAAATGTGGAAAACAACGGGTTTCTTACGTCTACCACATCCGGCCACTGGAGATCTTTGTGCAATGGTATACATGTTATTAACATGACTTTTTAACACTAAAAATTTTTGATAATAAACTGACCTAGAATCTATTGCTGATGAAAGATTAATTACATCCAGGCGCAACTTGCAAATTTCTACAAAAGCTTTTTCATCGGTTGTTAAGCGAGAAATGCCATCTTTTGTGCTCAATTGCATGACCTGTTCTTCTATTTTCTTCAACGTATTTGGTACTAGATCATCCAAGCTTTCAACTCCTTTAACATAAGCGCAAGTGCGTTTAACCACTTCCTCAAGTAGTCCAACGCCGCGCGACGCTAATGGTAAATCTTTACACGAGTTCACAAGTACTTCTACTGTCGATGCTTTGGGATTGCTTCTATATAATATAGAAAGCACCAAGGTAATCAAAATGGACAAGGTTGAGCCTGCGTCAAAAGATTGGAGTTTTGGGTGTTCAACGCCAGAAATGAATCCCAATTGTTTGCAAACATGCAAGATCATACTCGCGAAGAGTGCCAGGGACATTGTTTTAATACCCAGAATTCTTCGTAAATTATCACAAGCATTCCACTTTACCATCAAATCTGGATTTGAATAAATCAAATAAAAGCAATTCATTACTGATGCCCAATCAATTAGCTTCTTCACATCCTCGGAAAAAAAAACCTTCAATAGCATCCAAAAACTCTTGGAAATCACCAAAACGCACATCGACTGGAATTTTCCATTGCAAATTTGCAATGTCGCGATTTGAATAGAATGTCTGTAATTGTGCTATAATTGCATCAGTTTTAACTTGCTCTTGTTTACGTTGAATTGCATAAATTTTTTGCAACTTGTTGTGCTTTTCAAAATCAACACGATGACGTGCAGCTTCTACAAGACCTTTATTTTGTAACAAAATGGATCGTTTCGAATTATCATGTTTATGGGTTTTGCTGTTTCTTTTTGTGTTTTCTTTAAACTCACTTTGCATCCGCGGAATCTGTGGGAAAATGTTCGTCATTTTCATGCTTAGAGGCAAAGTCAAATTGAAATAATATTCAGCCAAAAGCTTGCGCAATAATTTTGCGCTTGCATTCTTCTTCACTTTCTTTCTATTTGAACCCTTGCCTGAAGCAAAAATTTTCACATCTTTTATTAAAATTGACACAAGGCCTGTTGTTGTTGTTGTCATTTCAAAGTTTGTAGTGATTTTCCTGTTTTCAAACATGTCGAGTTCATTCAAAAGACTAACATAATCAACAATTTCTTTTGATTCACCATAACAAGCGTTGTATTGCTGTAAAGTCAAGCGTTTGATGCTCTCTTCAGACCATGTCAAGATGTTTCCATCATGAACATAAGTATCTCCAACTTGCTTTATGTTGCCATTTAGTGCATGTATCAACTTGTTTCGATGTTTCGCAAGTTCTTGACCCACTCTACAACTCTCTTCCCCAAAGGCTAACTCTCTTTCGAGATTAGCAATATAAGGATGAGGATTATAAATATCATCTGATTGAACACGTGTAATAAGGAAAACGCGTTGTTTCTTAATGATTTCTTCAACCACATATGTCTCAGCAATTGACAATTCCGCCAATTCATAAACCATCTTCCAACCTTCATCGTCATCAAAGGAAACCTTAAGTGGCACCTTATTTGTTTTTGGATGTTTATTTAGATTTGACGCAACTTTCGCTTCATCACGCTTCTTTTTCGCTTCATCACGCTTCTTTTGTATTTCTTGCGTAACTAATCCTATAAAAGGGGCTCCGACAAAATGATAATGAATTATCTGAGTCAAATCACATTCGTGAACGACAGTTGCGCAACCACGCGACAAAACATTCATTTGTTGATCAAAAGTTAAAGACATGTTGTAGTTGTATATTTTATAATTCTTGGAAAAGTTTGTATATAGCTGTATAAAAATTCAAAAATTCAATAGTGTTGTCTGCATAAAAGAAAAGGGGGTTTTAGGACACCTTGCTAAGCCCTTCACTAGCACCAAGAGATCAGCCATACCTTTAGATTTATTTAAT